TTTTAATAATTTAACAGAAAACCACGCTTAATTTTACGCGTCTAGAGAAAGTAAAATCGTCCAGCGGGACCTGGCTTTGTTGGCCAGAGTCTCTGTTTTGCTGACTCCTCTCTAATTGGTTCGTACCATGATTCGGCTCTTAATGCTAGAAATTCCGGGAAATTTGCTTTTTCTAAAGCTTCTGATCGTTCAATCATTCCGGCTCTTTCCATCCATTTTAGCTCTCTAAAATATGGTTTAACCTTTCTTTTAATCACTAACTCGATCCAGATTAATTTGCATGTATCATAGAATCTCTGTGAACATCCAGTTGATGCCATAGCTAATCCCATTGCTGATGCTGCTAATCTAGTCCAGTCTTGTGCTTTTTCCGGGAAGTATAGATGACGAAGTAAATCTTCATCTGTACGATATGGTAACCCATAGATATTAAAATAACCAAGGACTGTAAGTCCATTTAATTTATTTAATATTTGTGACTTCTTAACATTCATTTTTGCATTGAAGTAAAAATAAGCTGTACTTGACAGCATTGTTAAAAAATCGGGTCCATAAATGACATACACTTGCTCATAAAATGTAACAAGTGAGTCATCTCCCTGTATTCTTATCCAAAATTGTTCAGATATAATATTAATTCCCATTGCTGATAAGCATGTTAGAATCATTATCATATTTGCAAACGAATCCATGAGTTGGGTCTGTTGATAACCAGATCCAAATCCGTTATATGACCATTGATATATATCACCATTTGGTAATAGTATTGGATTAAATTTGATGCTGTAACACATCCATTTCCAAAGTCTTTCAATCGTCTTAACGTCTTTTGGTTTCGCGTGTGGATAGAATGAGGTAGGTGTATAGGAATTAAAATCAAAATATGATCTCCAAATATCATGAACTTCATCAATTATTTCAAATAGTAAACGTTTGTCAAATTGAGACCAATCAATACTTAAATAAGTATTTGGTGTGCCATGTTGCAGAATTTCATTATATAATTTTATCCATCCTCCTTTCATTATTTCTCTTCCCCATAACATTCTACCAAGTCCTTCATTTAAATATAAGGCTTGCAATGCCCAAATGAACATGTTTTCAATCATTAGTAACAGTTTGGGTGCTCCAAATACTGCTCTAATCTTGTCAGGTTCATCACTTGCGACCACATGTGATCGTGCGTGAAGGGTATTCCAGTAGTATGTTTTAGGTTTACCTAACTTTGTCCAGAACCGTGAAAATCCATATTTAATTTGATGGACTAACGTTCTATTATAGACAAATAATTCATTGTATAAATTATGAAAATTAGGTGTATCGTCTCGAATTTCTCCAATTTCTTGTTTGTATCTAAGCCAAGAGCGAACATCCCAATATTTTGAGACTACTCGTTTTAAATGCTTCCAAACATTATCTTTCCATTCATAACCACTTTCAAATGGCACAAATAGGAATCGTGGAAGGTTCCAGGGTGCCTCAGCACTTGGAACTAAATTCCAGGGGTAGTACCGTAAATCAGGAAAACTGATTGGGTGAACTTTTTTATGCGGTTTAAAACTATCTTTCGTAATTTTTACGGCTAAATAATAATGCTCATCTTTTGGTATTATCCATTTCGGCTGCTCAGTTGAAAAAAAA